AGAAGTTGTAACCTCTCGGGACGTTGTTCGGAGTGCTTCCTCATCCTCGTCTAACCTGACGTCGTCAGGGAAGTCAAGGACAGAGAAATCCTTATAGAGATCCACGTGAGTGATCACCTCTGCGAACGTCTTCATTTGACGAACCCATTGGCGAAGCTCATCGGTCTCTTTTGGTGTTCTCTCTGGCACCAAGCATTCCACGTTATCAAACGTAGGAAGTCTTGGCAGATCGGATTTCATCCGAAGGACCTCGTAAACGAGGGTCAGAGGGGAACCAAGGAGCTCTACAGAGTCTGGATCCGCTCTCACGAGCTTATCCATACCCTGCTCCGCGTGCTCTATTGCCGCACTTATCTTTGATAAATACAAAGGTTTGTGTTGCTCTATCGCACGTAGATCAGGTCCTTTCAGAGGTGCGGCGCCCCGCCCCCGACCTCTCCGAGGCCTTATCGCGGTTCCTCTACCTAACTTGATCTTCTCGATGAGTTGACCAATTAGGCGGGGGTTCTCGACAGGGTCCTCGAACCAGGGGTCGTAGTAATCTTGGAGTACGGGCCATATGGCCTGTGACCAGGAAGACCACGATTCCCGGGAAACGGACGATCGTTCGTTTTTTAGAGGAAGGAAAAAGTGTCCCTCATTTGCAGGGTCGGTTAGTTCCCAATTATCAGGAACGCCGGCCCACGCAAGTGGGATGACACCAGAGCGCTGCATCCTCGCTCCCCAATTGCTCCAGTTGATCCTAGCTCTTTCAGCTTGGTCAAGGTCCTTTTTCAGTAAAGCAATGATACGACGTAACATCGCTATGCTGATAAGGATCTCAACCTCGTTAAAGAGGGCTAGGTTCTTCCAGCTCAATTGGTTCTCATCTCGGGCTAACACCTCTACCTTATTCTCTATCGAGAGTAAGAAGGGTAAAAATCCCGACTCTTGGACTCCCATCCGAGATAAAATCTTGGATCCGAGGCCAAAGGCACTGATGAGAGCTGCTTGAGCTACTCGCCCCAATTTCCCACGTGCAAACTCTTTCGTAGATCGCAGGTAATCCCGCTTTCGGCAAAGGAGTCGCAGTAATCGAGCGGTTGTAGGTTTATCACCTATCCAGCCTCTGGCGACGGCACGCAGTGCCATCTCCACTCGCTG